CCGACCCCCAAGCCCCCGCCGGATCGCTTCCGCAATGGCGATTTCTGGCGAGCGGCCGATGGGAGTCTCTATGCCGTTTGTGATGGAGCGTGGCCCGAGCGAAATCATCACTTGCGCTGCACCCTGCGCCCCGCTGGCCACGGCATCCCGGTTCATCGTGGCCGGCGTCAGGTCGCCGGCTGGACCCGCGTCAGCTGGGGCGGCTGGCCCTGATTGCGTCGCCATTGACGATGGGTTATGCTTACTTTGTCTCCCACGACGGACACTATGCTTTCACCGGAAACACTTGAATGGCTGCGGCAAACTGCCAGGCAGGGCCATTCTTATTCGCTGGCACATTTTGACGCCATCGCGCGGCTGGATGCGCTGGAGGCGCGCGTAGCGCTGCTAGAGCATGCCGAGGCAGACGAGCCCGACGACGAAGCGCAGACACTGCACAGCGTCGCCCTGAAGATGATCGACACCCTGGCGTCGTTGGGAGTGATTTCAGAGATCCGGAGCACCCTCCGCCGGGCGATCCTTGAGCCGATGGAGCCCGCAGCCGCCGCGGCCCCGGTGGCCACGGATGACGAGCTGACGCGGGTCTTCGATACTTACCACCTATGGCGAGATTCCCGCCGCGCCACCTACAACCTCGGTCGCGCCCACGGCACCCCGCCGGCGGTGGTGGTGGCGCTGCAGGAGGCTGAAGCGGTGCTTACCAAGATTGTCAGGGATGTATGGAACAGATCGAATTGGTTGGGCCGACAGGCATTCGCCCCCCTTCCGACAATCCGCGCCGCCCTCCAGCTGCTGGGTCAGCCAGCCCCTGCAGCCGCCCCGGAGTCGATCGAGCCGGAGGCGCAGCCGGCAGAGGATGCGGCGCTTGCTGAAGGGCTGGTGAAGAAGATCGCGTTTACAGCCGGCTGCGGAGACGGCACCTCTCGCGCCGTGATTCGGGAGGTCGCGGCATGGCTGGATTGCCGCGGTCAGCATGACTGCTCGCTATGGCTGCGCGAGCAGTGCGCCGCTAGCCAGGAGGGCGACCAATGACAATTCTCGTCCCTACATGGCTGATTGCGATTACTCACGCTGCGGGTGCCGCCCTACTGGTACTGCTTGTGTTTTTAGGAGTTGTTATGGCCTACATGATTGTCACTTGGCACTGGCGCTAAAAACAATGATTAAACCCCTCTCACCCGCTGCGCAGCCAGCACAGCCCATCCAAGCGCTCGATCCCAACCGGCTGTGGGTTGCGATGCACCAAGCCCAGGAGCGCGAGCTGGCCGATAACCCCATGGCCGATCATGCCGAGGTCTACAGCGCCATGATCCGCGCCGTAGCCGACTGGCTAGACGACGATAAAGAAGCTGATATTTTGAGCCCCTTTGGCCCCGCCGGCAGGCTGCGCGTGGAAGCCGACCGATGACCGAGCCCCTCTCCTCCGCTGCGCAGACGGTGCCGGCCTGCAGTTCGCGCACAGATCGAGGCAGGCAGCGCTCCAGGATTCGTTCTGAACAACTCGCCATCGTCGCCGAACTGAGCGGCGCCGAACTGAGCGGCGCGGTTGGTCTGGCGCCAGATGTCAAGCCAGCTTGAGCCCCCTTTCTGTCACACCATGGACTGCTCCATCGATTTACCGGCCATCCTTGCTAGCCATGCCAAATCGCTGGCTGGTGAGGAGGGAGGCGAGCGCGTCAACCTGTCCGACGCCAACCTGTCCGACGCCGACCTGTCCGGCGCCAACCTGATCGGCGCCAACCTGTTCGGCGCCAACCTGTTCGGCGCCAACCTGTTCGGCGCCAACCTGTTCGGCGCCAACCTGTTCGGCGCCAACCTGCGCGGCGTCAACCTGTCCGACGCCAACCTGTCCGACGCCGACCTGTTCGGCGCCAACCTGTTCGGCGCCAACCTGCGCGGCGCCAACCTGTTCGGCGCCAACCTGTTCGGCGCCAACCTGCGCGGCGTCAACCTGTCCGACGCCAACCTGTCCGACGCCGACCTGTCCGGCGCCAACCTGATCGGCGCCAACCTGACCGGCGCCAACCTGATCGGCGCCGACCTGTCCGGCGCCAACCTGATCGGCGCCAACCTGACCGGCGCCAACCTGATCGGCGCCAACCTGATCGGCGCCAACCTGATCGGCGCCAACCTGACCGGCGCCAAGCTGGCCGGCGCCAAGCTGGCCGGCGCCGAACTGGAGGGCGGCGCCAACTCAACCACGCCACAGGAGGCGCAATGATTGAGATCAACTGCAGCGGCGGCCGGATTGGCCGCTTTCGATGGGAGAACAGTTGCTACAGCGGGCTGTTCTCGTGCTTCGCCCAGCTCCGCACATCCCTGCTACCCGGCCGTTGCCGCTGGGATGAAACCTGGCCTGATTGCCACGCCTGGCCGGTAAGACCATGGGGTAAAGGTGATCCCGCGGACGGGCATTGGCGTGACTTCGCTGCATTTCGAGATTGGTTTTCTGCGCAATTAGAAGCCCGCAATCTTGACGGGCATGACTTTACAATTATCGAAGAAATCGAAATATACGCCATGATGGTTGACGTATTCCAGGCCGGAGTTGATGCCGGCCGCAATCCCTGGCGCTGCGCACAGCAGCTGAGCAAAGCCACCACCACGCCACAGGAGGCGCAATGAGCACCGACTTTCGCGCCCTGTGCGCTGAGCTGCTGTCGGCCCTGATTGAGTATGACGACGCCAACCCAGGCCACGATCACCACGTATTGATCAGGCGCGCCGAGACCGCCCTGGATCAGCCCCTAGCCGCCGGGCCTACTGAGGATGACTTCCACGCATGGTGGCGTGAGCGGTGGCCAGGCGCAGGAGCCAGCCGCCCGCCCTACCTGGAGCAGACCGCCATGGAGTGGGCTGCGTTCTGCCTCGATCGCTGGGGCCGCCCTGCTGCGGTGCCGGTGCCGGTGAGTGAGCGCCTGCCGGGGGAGGCGGATTGCTGTGGCAACCCTCGCAACGGCGAAGGCCGGTGGTGCTGGGGCAGGGTGCGAGTGGCAGGGCCCGCGGAAACGCCTGTTGTTTGGCGGCTGATGAGGATCGACTGCTTGATTGATGAAGCTGTCGAATGGCTCCCCTGGTGGGCCCTGCCCCTCCCCCAGCCCCGCCCGCCGGAGCAGCAGCCATGAACGCGCACCTCGACCCGTCCGGCACCACCATCTGGACCCTGGCAGTAGTGATTGCCGCGTACTACCTGGCGGCTGGCCTGTTCCGCCTGGTCTGCGGCTACCTGGCAGTTGCGCTGTGGCGAGCCGCTAGGCCTGAGATCGGCGATCAGGAGGGTCAGCCATGAGCACCCCCAAGCCTGCGCTCGTGTCCCAGGGGATCAGCTCCCCTCGATCCGATGGCAGCTCCCCTCGATCCGTGACGCCAGCTCCCCTCGATCGCTGCCCCGGCGAGGGGAGCTGGGAGGGGGATGAGTTTCAGTGGATGGAGGGCTGCGACGACTGCCGCCGCCGAACCGCAACCGAGGGGCCGGTGACCGTCCGGCCGCCGGAGATCATCACGTTCGAATGCCACTACCGGTTGGCGCCATGATCACCGCAGCATCCCCGCCTCCCATGCCCATCACCCGAGCCGGCGAAACCTTCGAGGGCTACAACAAGCCGAAGCGCACCCCGAAGCACCCGACCAAGAGCCATGCCGTGCTGGCGAGGGACGGAGGAACGGTCCGCCTGATCCGGTTCGGGCAGCAGGGTGTCAGCGGGAGCCCGCCGCGCAAGGGTGAGAGCGAGGCCAACAGGGCTCGCCGCGCCGCGTTCAAGGCCAGGCACGCCCGGAACATCGCCAAGGGCCGCATGTCCGCGGCCTTCTGGGCTGACAAGGCGAAGTGGTGACCACCCCCAAAGTCCCCGGCTGGGGCCTGGCCGCCCCCATGCCGATTCGCGAGGTCCGCCATGGCCCGCAAGGCCAGCCGCAGGGCCTGATCTGCCCGCCAGGCCATGAGGCCTGCATCTGGGCCGATCTCACCGCCATCGCCCAGCACAACGCCCGCACGATCTACCAATGACCGACACAGCCCCACACCCCGATCTGATGATCTGCATCCCGCCGCTGCGGGAGCGCAACGCCCGCGAGCGCTGGACCGTGGCCATGCAGCTCGGCAGTCAGGGGGCTCCCTCGACCGCCCGGTTCCTCCACCGTGTCGATGGCGCCGTGATGACCAACCACCTGGCCGGCTGGCAGGGCCAGTGGCTGGCACCTCTGCCGGCCTCTGTGCCCACCGAACTGGCCGCCCGCGCCCATCGGGTCCTGCGGCATCGCGCCGGCCGTCCCGGGGGCCCTGCGGCCGATCCCATGGCCCGCCTGGCCGAGATCCGCCAGGCCCGCGCCGCTCGCGCCGCTCGCTCCATCCGTCCCACCGTCCTCAAGCCATGACCACGACCGTACCCCTTGGCCTGATGCCTGATTGGCGAATCCGCCAGCTGGCGAAAGACGGGATGATCAGCCCGTTTGAACCGGGGAAGATCAGGGAGATTGAGCCCCTTCATCTTTCGCGAGGTAAAACCGCTCCCGCCATCAGCTTCGGCACCAGCTCCTACGGCTACGACTTCACTCTAAGTTCGCAGGATTTCCAGGTCTTTCACCACGTCCCAGGGTTGATCATTGACCCAAAAAACTTCGATCAGCGCTGCCTGGTCACCGCAGAGCTGCGGTGCGACGAATGGGGCAAATACTTCATCCTGCCTGGTCACTCCTACGCACTGGGGTTCCTGGTCGAAAGACAACAGTTGCCATCAAACGTCACGGCGCTTTACATAGGGAAGAGCACCTATGCCCGCTGCGGAATCATCGTCAACACCACGCCCGGCGAGGCCGGTTGGGAGGGGCATCTGACCGTCGAGATCAGCAATTCCTCGGGGGCCGATGTCCGCATCTACGCCAACGAGGGGATCTGCCAGGGCCTGTTTTTTGAGGGGGCGCCATGCGATCAGCCCTACGGTGATGGCAAGTATCAAAGCCAGGAAGCTGGCGTTACCGTTGCGAGGGGTTGAATCAATGTCTGTTCTGCACCGCATCGAGTTTCTGCGCCGCCACGGCTTCTGGCCGGCCCCTCTTCAGGTTGTGCCGCGCCTGACGGTTCACAGCGGGCCTGATGCTGCCGCGGATCCCGCCACCTGATGCCCCCCAACCTCCTCCGCCACGCTGCGCAGCTCTCGACCGCCGCTGACCCCAGCTGGCAGGCCATGGAGCAGTCGTTGCGGGCGGAGGCGGCGACGCCGGTGGAGGCCTATGGGGCCAGCTTCAGGGAGTACATCGCCACCTCCTATCCGCGGTTCCCCTTCACGCCCCACACCGAGCGCCTGATCGATCTGGGTCAGCGCGTAGCCGATGGGGAACTGCCGCGGTTGATGGTGGAGTTGCCCCCCAGGCATTGGAAGAGCACGATCTTCAGCCGCTTCCTGCCCGGCTACTGCCTGCGGCGGTTCCCCGATCGCTCCGGCGGCATCTGCTGCCAGACGCAGGACCTGGCCACGGGCTTCAGCGAGGCCGCGAAGGGCTACTACGTCGCCTCCGGCGGCACTCTGCGGCCATCACTGAGCGGCAAGGAGGAGTGGGCCGGCCAGGACGGGATCGGCAGCATCTGGACCGCTGGCATCGGCAAGGGCACCGGCAAGCCCGGCCACTGGCTCTTTGTTGATGACCCGATCAAGGGCCGCGAGCAGGCCGAATCCGCCGCCTTCCGCCGGCAGGTTCACAACTGGTGGGATTCGGTGCTCAGTACCCGTGAGGAACCAGGGAACTCGGTTGTAGTGGTCCACACCCGCTGGCACGAGGCCGACCTGATCGGCTACCTGCTGGGCAAGAACCTGGAGCTTGAGAAGGAGGGGCTGGAGGACGAGTGCGAGCGCTGGCACGTGGTCAGCCTGCCGATCGAGGCGGTCCCGGCCAACGACATCAAGCCACTCCCCTCCACGGTCACCCGCGAACCGGACACACGGCAGCCCGGGGAGGCGCTGGACCCACAGCGATTCGACAAGCGCTGGATCCGACGCAAGAAGGCCAACACCCCGGATCGGGACTGGGAGAGCGTCTATCAGCAGAACCCATCTGTCGGAAAGGGCACGGTCTTCTTCCTCGACCGGATGCGGTTCTACGGCACCACCGCATGGCCCGGCCATCCGGGTGATCCGCTACTGCCGGGCCGCTTCATCCGGACGATCCTGTCGGTCGACGCGACCTTTGATGACACCGCCGGCAGCGACATGGTGGCCATGACCCTTTGGGGCCAGACCGAAGCCGGTGCATGGCTGCTCGATCTGGTGAACGAGCGCCTGGACTTTCCAAAGACCGTGGCCATGATCAAAGCGCTACGGAAGCGCCATGAATTTGGAGAGCTGTTGATAGAGAAGAAGGCCAATGGTGCCGCCATCATCAAAAGCCTGACCCAGGAGGCCCACGGCTACCGCGTGGTAGCGACTGGGGTCGGCACGATGGGCAGCAAGGAGAGCCGGGCCAACGCGGCCAGCGTGCTGTTCAACCGCGGGGAAGTGTTCCTGCCCCGGTCTGCGCCGTGGTCTCAGACGGTGGTCAATCAGCTGGTCAAGTTCCCCGCTGACACTTTCGACGACATCGTGGACTCCACCACGCAGCTCCTGATCTACCTGGAGGGTTCCGGCCCGCTGAGCTTCGCAACCGTCAGCTGGGGTCATGGCTCGGGGCAGCCCATGGCGCTGGATCAGACCACCCTGCAGGTCATGAGGCAATCGGGCTGGACAGAAGAGGTGATAATGGATTATCAAAACCGGATGAATCGATAGCGATGGTTTCCACTACCCCCCGGCGCAGCGCCAGGAGCCGCAAGCCGCGGGAGGTGCCGCCGGCTGTAGTGGAGGCGCAAGCCGAGGCCCTGGGGACATTCCCGCCGCCGACCGCCGGCAGCGAGGAGCTGGCGGCCAACAACCTGCTGTTGGCCGCCAAGGAGGCGAACCGCCTGGCTGCTACGACCGGCATCGCCTACGAGGATCTCTACCCGGTGGCCCTGATTGGCTTGCTCAAGGGCTGCCGTCGTTACGACCCGGAGATCGTCAACCCCGGCACGGGCAGGCCCTACAAGCTCAGCACGTACGCGGTGCCCTGCATCCGCGGCGCTCTGCTGCAGTGGCTGCGCAAGCACGGCCACCGCTCCGGGGTCCGCTGGCCTGACGCCTGGCGCGATAGAGCGCCGGTGGTGCGCCGGCTGGTGGCAGAGGGGGCCCAGCTGGCGGCCGTGGCTGAGGCTGTGGGACTGCCCGAGCAGGAGGTGGCCGAAATCCTGCGGGTCCAGGCGCCGGTGCGCACCTGTGATCCGGACGTGCAGGGCTTCTCATGCCGCGATCCGGAGCTGGCTGACGAGATCGAGATCGGCGCCGAGCTGCAGCAGGCCCTGAAGTGGGCTGATGAGGCCCATTGCGGCCTGGAATGGGCGGACCGCCGGGCGCTCGAGCTCAGCTGGTGCCAGGACCGCCGCCGGACGCTGATCCGACTGCCGTTCGGGCAGTTCATCCGCAACGCCCGGGCCCTGACCCGCGGCCAGCGCCTGCCGGAACGCGCCAGCCAGCAGGATCTGAGCCTGCAGCTACCGACGATCGTGGGCACCAGCCAGCAGGATCTGGCGCTGCAGTTGCCAGCGATCTCAGCCGGCGGCGAGGCGGCACCACGGCGCATTACCGACCCGCGGGAGATCGTGACAGCGGTTGAACAGCTGGCCCTGTTCGACAGCGGGAAAACTGCAGCAGCAGACGAAAGGCCAGGCGGTGCGGCTGACGATCAACCATCCCAGCGACCGCGGCAACTTGCCGAGCTTCCAGCATCCCCGGCTGAAGGAGGTGCTCAAGGAATTGGATCTGGTCGGCGATTGCTGGGACCTGCTGCGGAACAGCAAGGCGACCTATCTCAAGAAGGAGGACGGTGAGAGCAAGACCGCGCACGCGGGCCGGCTGGAGCGCAGCAGCTACCCCAGCTTCTACCGCGATGCCGTAGCCGCTTTCGCCGGGGTCCTGAGCCGGTATGAGTTGCGCGAGGCCCCGAAGCGGCTGGTAGCGGAGGGCGCCGCCAACATCGACGGCCGGGGTAACTCGCTGCGGGCCTGGGGCCTGCATGTTGACGCCCTGGCACTGCGCGACAACGGCTGTCTGGTGATGGCCGACCTGCCGAAGGGCCGGCCCGAGAGCCGGGCGGCGGAGAGAGCCGCGAGGCGCCTACCGCGGTTCAGCTTCGCGGAGCGGCGCAACGTCCTCAACTGGCGCATCGATCCCGATCTGCTGATCCCCAGCCAGGTCACGGTGCTGGAATGGGTCGAAGAAGAGGACGGCGACTACGGGGTGAAGCTGGAGCCCCGGTATCGCGTGATGAAAGGCGGGGAGTGGCGGCTGCTGAAGGTCGAGGGGCTTGATCCCGTGGGCAAGGGCCGGGCGAGCGTGGGCGACGGCAGCGTGATCGAGGTGGACAGCGGCACCTTCACCGGTGCTGGCGGCGCCCTGCTGACCCATCCGCCCTGCCGGTGGTACTCCCCCAGTCGCGACCCGTTCGGCGAGGGGGCGCCCACCCTGCTGGCCCTGGCCAACCTGACCCTGGACTGGTTCCGCGAATACTCCGACCTGACGGAGCTGTTGCACCGCTGCGCCCTGCCGGTGGCCTGGATCCGTGATGCGGCGCGACTGCCGGGCACGCCCCTGACCCTGGGCCCCAACAGCGTGGTGGAGTTGCGCGGGGAGGGGAGCGAGATCGGTTTCGCTGAGCTGGGCGGCAGCAGCCTGGACAAGCACATCCAACACCTGGCCAACATCGAGAAGCTGATCGATCGGTCCACCCTGTCGTTCCTGTTCTCCGGCGGCGGCGATCGGACCGCGACGCAGGCGGAACTGGAGAGCGCCCAGGTGCAGGCCACGATCACCGGCATGGCTGAGGCGAAGAACAGCTGCTGGCAGAGCCTGTTCGAGCTGTGGGGTCAGCTCAGCGGTGACCTTCCGGGCAGGGACGCGGGCCTCGATCTGTTGCCCGGCATCACCGACAAGCCGGTGGATGACGCCTTGTTGGGCCTCGCCGGCAGCCTCTACGACACGGGCCTGCTGCGCCGCGAAACCGTGACCCACCTGGCCGGCAAGCGCGGCATGCTCCGGCCCGGGGTGGATGCCAAGCGAGAGGCGCAGGAGCTGGACGAGCAGGATGCCGAGGCCGAGGCCCGCCTGAACCCACCGACACCGGGCCCGGCGGAACTGGGGAACGAGGGCATGGAGGATGAGGAATCGCCAGAGGACGAGGCGGAGGACCTGGCGGAGGACGAGCAGGAGCTGAGCTGACATGGCCACCATCGGCGACCGCCAGATCCGCCTGGCAGACGACTACGCCGCGGCCCTCGACGCCCTGGCCACCCGGGCCACGGAGAACACCACCGCGGCACTTGCCAAAGCCCTGGCCACCACCCTTCGGGAGCTGCGCCGGTACTACCGCCAGGCGATCGATCCGGAGCTTGAGGCCCAGCTATCTGCCGATGGCGTGCTGCGCCGGCCGGGGTCCTACTCGATCGCCGACCGGTCAGCGAAGTTCCAAAAGCTGATCCGCCTGGCCCAGGGCTTCATGCCCCCGAAGGCGCTGGCGGCCCTGCAGGAGCAGTTCCTGCTGGACTTTGAGCAGGCGGTGACGCTGGGCGGCGAACTGGGGCAGGAGCTGGCCCGGACCGCGAATCCCGAGGCTGAGGCGCGGGGCCTGTTTGTGGGCGCCTCCAGGGCAGCGGTGCAGGCTGCGGCAGCCACGGCCAGCGCCTACATCCGGGGCGAGGTGGAGAGCTTCCGGGACAGCATCGCCCGGATCGTGACCGATGGCGTGGGCCGTGGCGTGAGCGGTCGGGCGATCGAGAAGGACATCCGAAAGGCGCTGCTGGGGGCCAAGGATCCCCTGGGCCTGAACAACCGGATGGGCCTGAAGCAGCGGGCGGAGCTGATCGCGAGGTCGGAGCTGGCCAATGCCTATGTCGGGGCCCAGAAGGCCGCGGCGGCCCGCAACGGCTACGCCTACGGCCGATGGATCGCCACCAAGGATGAGCGCACCTGCCGGGTCTGCGCGAGCCGTCACGGGCGGATCTACAGGCTCGATCAAATGGTCGGCTCACTCCACCCGCGGTGCCGGTGCGTCCTGTCCCCGGTTGCCACCGAAGCGGTCGAGGAGCCTGATCCCGAGCTGCGGGCCAGGCTGCTGCGCACTGAGTTCTGGGACAATGCGCGGGAGGAGGTGACGGCCGCGTTCGCCGAGGGCCAGGGCTGGCCCCTGGAGCGGGCTGGGAAGGTGCTGGAAGCGGCGGTGCTGAAGCCCTCCCCCAGCGAGCGGCGGCAGTATCCGGACATCGACCGAGCGCCGTCGCCGGTGGCCTGAGCGGGAAACCTGAAGCAGCGGCAGTGGTTTCGTGGCCAGGGGCGGAAGAGGCGGAAGGTCCTACGTGCGGGACTCTCGCGGCCGGTTTGCCAGCACCCCAGGCGGCGGCAAGAAGGCCCCGTCAGGCCTGCCGAAGCGATCGCCACGAAAGGCCGGCACACCCCCGCCCAAGCGCCGGGGCCTGGTGACGCAACGGGCGGCCGTGAGGCGCGCCAGCGCCAAGCTCAAGGGGTTGGACACCTCCGGCAGCTACTCGGGAGCGCTGCGGCAGCGGGGGCAGAAGGCGGCGGTGACCAGGGCGGGGAATCAGCTGAAAGCGGCGGAGGCCACGGGGCGGCGGCGGATCGCTGGGGGGAAGGTGCAGGGGGTGGTGAGGCCCGGCTCGCGCACGTCGGCCAGCCCCAAGGGCCAGCGATCGCCGCTCGGCCCGGAGCAGATCGCCGGAGCAAGGAAGCGAGCGAGTGAAACCCCGGAGGCGTTTGCTAAGCGAAAGCTGGACATGGTTCGGTTTAAGCTTAATCAACTTCAGGAGCGAAAAGGGTTGCAAGAAAGCGACCTCAAGCGCAGGCGAGGGCGACTGGAAGGTGAGGCCAGGAAAAAAGCGGCCAGGGCATTGCGAAAAACACAAAGATCCATGTCGAACCTAAAGGAAGCAGAGCAACGCTATTCCACTGCTGTAACCAGAATACAAGATCGGCGAAACTGGGAGATATTGGTAAGGACGAGAAGAAAAGCCCCGGCCAATGAAAGAACAGCAAGAAACAGACTGGAGACCATGCAGCGCCGTGTTAGGTATTACCGCAGAACTGAGGACAGGCCTCGTTATGCTTGGGGCAAGGAATATGCAGGCCCAGAGCTTGCGCGGGCAAGCACTGATCGAGGGGTTGCCATCGCGGGTATTTCTGGGCAGCGTTACATGTTCAGGTCTAGGGCTAAAGCGATCACGGCGCAACGGGAGCGACGCGAGCGAACAATCAGAGCAGGAAAACCGGTTCGTAGACTAGGGGTTACGTATGGACATTCTATCCACCATTTCTACCGCAGGGGAACGTCAATGCAGGGCGACCTATTCACTGGGGCCTTCAAGAAAACCAGGTCAGGAGGTTTACGGGGGCTGGTTCGCTACAAGCCCAGTCCCAAGCCCAAGCCCCGCCGCCGCAAGCGCTGACCCATCCGGGAAACCTGCACCAGCTCCCGCCGCCCTTCCCATGGCCTGCGGCAATGAGAAAGGCCCCCAAAGGAGGCCTTTCCGTAAGGCGCTAGGTCTCGACTGGGACCGAGCGGTGTTCCCACCGCGGGACTCAAACCAGTTGACGAGCATAGCACTGAGTAAAGGGTATCAGACCGGGAAACCTAAAGCCAGATTCCACCCATCCCCCATCCTCCCCATGAACTGCGGCAAACCCCACACCGGCAAAGGAATGAAGGGCACCAAGCCCGGAACGAAAGGCACCAAGAAAGGCAAGTGATCCCGAGCGGGAAACCTGTTCTCAGTAGCATCCCGCCATGAGCGCCCCCCATCGCCCCCCAAGCCTCCGTCTGATCCAGGCGCTGGCTGTTGCCGTCGAGTGGCGCTGCGTCGCGGCCACGCGGCAGGCGCTCCAGGTGCTGGCCCTGCTGGAGCCGGAAGACGGGGAGGGGATGCTGCGCTGCCTTGTGGATCGCCTGGAGCCCGATTCCCGATACTGGCTGGCCACCATCGACGGACGGAGGGCCAGGGCGTGAGCGTCAAGCGCGAGCCTGGTGGCTGCTACCGCGACATGCGCACCGGGCAGTTTGCCTGCAAGCCCGGCACCAAACCCGGCGGCAAGCCGGCAGGCAAGCCCGGCGCGAAACCCGCAGGAAGGCCAGGCGCCAAGCCCAAGCCCAAGCCCCGCGGCGGCTGGTTCCCGATGCCAGACCAGCGGAACGACCGCTACAGCGTCGCCAGCCGCCGCACCCGCAAACCTGACGCCGCCTGATCATGGCCCTCGCCCTGCCCCCTCTCAACGCCCTCTGGCGGCCGAACACCGGCAGCACCCTCGATGACCTGGAGCGGATCCGGACCTACATCGGCTGGCCCGGCACCCAGGGCAGCCTGACGGAGTTGATCATGCAGCTCAACACCGTGGCCGATCTGCGGCCCGCGATGGTCACACAGGTGCAGTCGTGGGTTGATGAGGTGGCCGACCTGGAGGAAACCCAGGCTGATGCGGTCGCGGCCGGCACCGCCCACCTGGGGAACGCCGAGGAATATGAGGGCCCGATCCCCGGCACCAGCCCGACGCGTGATCAGCAGCTGTCGCAGGCTGAGGGCCTGCAGTGGGACACGAGCTTGCTCAAGGCCCGCTACCGCTTCGGGACCGGCTCTGGCATGGCGGCCACAGCCCAGGGGCAGCGCGACAGCCGCATCGAGCTGCTGATCGGCCGCATCGCCGCAGCGCTGAACGTGCGGCGGATGGTTGCGCCGGGCGCCATGAGCGGTTCGGCGCCGCTGCTGCGGAGCTGAGGGGCGGGCGGCAGCGGGAAACCTGAAGCAGCAGCAACACCCCCCATGGCCCGCGGCAGGCGCAACTACACCAGGGACAGCAGCGGCCGTTTCGCCTCAACCCCCGGCGGCGGCCCCTCCAGGCCCCCCAAGCCGCGCCGCGGCGCACTGAAGCCCGGCGGCGGCACCCTCACCGCCAGGGCCCGCCTGAAGGCCGCCAGGGCCAAGCTGACGCCTGGCGCCAGTCGCCAGCAGAAGGCCGCCGTCACCAGGGCTGCCAACCGCCTGAAGGCCGCGAAGCAGCCGCTCCGGATGCGGACCACCGCCACGGGCAAGCGCGAGCGGATCACCAAGCCCCGGGGCCTCCGCCCTGATGCCACCGTCGCGGCCAGGCTTGCCGCCGGCCAGCGCAGTGGCGGCCGGAAGCCCAACCCAGCAGCTGAACGGGCCAAGGCCATGGCGGAGCGCCGTGGTACCGTCCCCGGCCGCAACTTCCAAGACAACCAGGCCCGGCAGACGCTGAGCCTCCGGGAGATGCGGTCGGCGGTGCGCCAGCGGCTGCGAATAGGCGGCATCGAGACCCGGAAGCAGTTCGAGGTTTTCTACGGCAAGCCCCCGACGACACGCGGCGGATGGGAGAAGCTCTACCGTGAATTCGTGACACTGCCGGAATCTGACCGCAACCGCCGGGCGCGGCCAGGCGTGATCAACGGGATCGATATTCAGAAGCAGTTCCGGCCGTGGGTCGTCTTTGGCCTCAACCCCAAGACCGCAACACGGGATGACGTCAATCGAGCATTCCGGCGCCTGGCGCTGCGGAACCACCCCGACCAGGGCGGCCGGCGGAAGGACTTGGAGAGGCTGCAGGTGATGCGCGATTCGGTGCTGGCGATGATGCCGAAGCCGAAGCCACCGAAGGGCAGCAAGCCGGCCCGCCCGACCCGAGGCCGCAAGGGCAAGACCGAGGCCGCGCCTGCTGCGCCGCAGGGCCCCAGGCTGCTGCCACCGGCGAGGGAGCAGGGGCCAGCGGCCAGGCCGAAGCGGCGCCGCACCCGCAAGCCGAAACCCTGACCCATGCCCACCCCCTTCGCCCCCTACGCCAACTTCCGCGCCCTCTGGCAGCGCCCCGCCGCGCCGGCTGCCTCCCTGCGAGAGGGCATCCGCCCGGCCACGGATTCGGTGGTGCTGGAGTTCTACGCCAAGCTCCAGGGCCCCGGCGGTGAGCAGCCCGGCGGCGGCAGTATCGCGATCGGGGCCGCCTCGATCACGGCCTACCTGACCCGCTGGGCGGTACTCCCAACCGGCGGCAACTGGCTCGATGCCGGTACCGCCTGGCAATGGGATCAGACCGGCTTCAGGCTCGCCGGCCTGGCCCGTGGCGACAAGCTGCAGGCATGGATGGGGAACCCCGCCCTGTTGCCCAACGACCCCAAGGCAGAACGCGGCTGGTTCACCATCGCCACCATGAGCTCCACCGGCGGGATCGACCCGATCGTGGCCGCCGCAGCCGGCGAGAAGTTCGGCGGGACGTTCGCCGCAGGCCGATGAGGATCAGCACCCGTGCCAGCGCCAAGCTCTCGCCCAGCTTCCGGGTCCGCACCGGCCAGGCAGCGCAGACCGCGGCTCGGGTGGTCTTCCCCGAGCTGTTCAGCGCCTTTCAGGACGCGCTCGGTTCGCCGGTCTGGTCCTGGCCGCGGGTCACCATCCGTCAGGGCTCCTACCGCCGCGATGGCACCCGCGCCGCAGGGTTTGCGGTCGGCAGTCCCCGGAACATCGTTGACCGGGGCCTGCTGCGCCAGAGCGGGAGCTTCCAGGTGACCGGCAGCGCCTGCACCTTCCGGTGGTCTGCCCGCTACGCCACGGCGGTTCACTACGGCGCCAGGATCCACCCTTGGGGCGACCGGGACCGGCCCACCGTGCTCCTGCCGGCCCGCCCCTGGACTGATGCCGTGCTGGGCAACCTGTTGATTCCAGGGATTGAGGCTTATGATTATCGGGAGCAATTCCGCGTAGCGTTTATCTCAGCATGGCGACGCCTCTGAATGACGAAATCCTCGATCTGATCCCCTGGGAGACCGCGCCGGAACTGCCGCAGGGGCATCGTGAGATCAAGTTCCGGGGCGGCACCATCCGGATTCCGGAGCGTGGCTTCATCGACGCCAACGAGGCTGAGCACATCCGCCGGGCCGATCCGCAGAACGGCCTGTTTGTGCTGCTGACCGAGGCCGCGGCCGAGATCGCCAAGCGGGAGGGGACCGGGGATGGCGCGGACGGCGAGGATCTGAGCCCCCGGCTGGTCTACGGGTTCCTGCTCAAGCTCCAGGCCGCTGAGCTGGGCATCACGGCCCGCCTGACCGAGCAGGAGCACGCCTGGCAGGTGCGCCACAGCGCCCTGATCGCCGAGACCATGGCCCAGGGCCGCGTGCTCCACAACCGGGTGGCCATCGCCTCAGCAACCGTGATGCTGCGCCGCGTCAAACCGGAGTGGTCCGACGATCAGACCATGCGACTCCCCACCCCCCTGATCAGCGCCCTGCACGCATTCGAGGCCGACGAAGAGCGGGCCGGCGCCCCGCCTGCAGACCCCGCCGCTGAATCCGCCCAGCTGGAGGACGCCCTGGGAAAGCTCGAAAAGGCGACCCGCTCGATTGCGACCGGCCACGATGGCCCGACATCTTCTGGGCCTGCCGGCGACTCTGGCCCGGCGCCGCCGAGTTCAGCCGCGAACGGTTCGGCCAGCTCCCCACCGCCTACATCCTTGAGGCGCTCGCGAAAGGCATCGACGCCGAAAGGGATCGCCTCCATCGTGCCGAGCTGAGCACCGCTCAGCTGGCGCTGCTGCAGCACCAGGGCAACCGCATCGCCCAGCTGGTTGCCGGTGTTGACCTGCCGGACGATGACCGGACGACGCTTCAGGATTTCTGCTTCCATGCGCCCGCCGACGATCGCCCCCGGCCCGACGACGCCGCTGGCGCCGCCCTGCTGGCCCTGCTCGATCGGGAGCTGCTGCCGTCGTTCGCCTGGAATGGGCCATGGCTGCAGGCCCTGGTGGAGGCCGGCAAGGGCAAGCCGGCGCCGCGTCGCCTGTGCTGGGCGGCCGATGGCGCCATCCTGCTGGCCCCCCGTCGCACCGAAACCGGCTGGACTGGATTCCTGATCGCCGAGGCCCGCGCCGCCGGGCAGGTGCTGACCTTCGCCGATGAGCGCGGGGCAGAGGTGACCCTGGCAGTGCCGGCCGACGTGGTGCCGCCTCGATCGTTTGCCGCGGCCCGGGGAGGCGCAGAGCTGCCGCTGGCAGTGAGCCGGGAAAACTGCCCGTAGAGACCAACCGCCCGGCCATGCCTTCAACCAATGTCGCGTACGCCGCGGCGCTTGACATCCAGCACTACATCGTCCCGATGAAGATGTCTTCCATCACCCTGGAGGACGCTGCAACCGCCGCCGCCGGCAATGGCGCACTGCTCAGCGCCTGGCTTGATGCCAGCGCTGCGCTCTCCGGTGTCGGGCGTGTGGATGCTCGGGGCAGTGGTTCCAGTTTCGTGTTGGAGGTTGGCAGCTCCACCAAGACCATCAGCAATGCCGCCCTGCAGGACGGGACCGCCACCCTGACCCTTTCGACCGCCGCTGGCGTCACCGTCGGCAGCACGATCGCGGTCAGTGGCCTCACCGGCGCCTTCGTGAGCTTGAACGCCGCGGCTGCTGTGGTCACCGGGGTAACCACCGCCTCGCCGTTCACCGTCAGCTACGCCAAGACCGGCACCAACATCGCCAGCGGCTCCGCCACTGGCACCGTCACCGTGGGCACCCCCTACGCGCTCAACGGCGCCGGCCTGCCGATCCAGCTCAGTAACGTGACGGGGATGCCGTTCGCTACCAACACCAACACGGAATCTGTCATCACCCATGACCAGGTGACCCGCGGCAGCGCGATCACGATCGCCCTCAGTGACACCACCACTGGCGCCATGAAGGGCATGACGGTGCACCGCGGCCTCGATCACAAGATCCTGGAGGTGCTCCGGCAGTTCGGTACCGCTGAACAACTGGCCTGCAAATATCTGAGGGTCGGACCTGGCGGCACCACTGAGAAGCGCATCTGCTATGCGCAGATCAGCTCCAAGCAGGAGGAAGGTGATGCCGGCGCCCTGGTCAAGTTCGGCGCGACGCTCACCGCCCTTGGCACCGTCTACACGATCTTCGATAACAACGCCTGACCGTGAGGCCTGACGGCTGCATTGATGTGGTTGAGTGCGACAGCAAACCGGGGCAGCGCCTATGGCGGATCTGCTCCGGCGGCACCTGCCTGGCGCATCGCAATCTCCAGACCCTGATGGCCGCCTACCGGGCCCTGCTGCTGAGCCAGGGTCGGCCGGTTGGTGACGAGTGACCATGAAAAAGCCCAGGCCGTGAGACCTGGGCTACCGCGTTTGATGCTTCCCCGGCTGCGGCGATGAAAGCATAGCCTATCGGGTGGCCGTGAGGCGATAGGCCCGACCGCGGCCGACCTGCAGGATTCGGCCGTCGTAGTGATCTGGTCCCATGACGCAGGCCCGAGGGTCCGTGATCCGTTCGCCATCTACCCGGATCCCTCCGCCGGTGATCAGCCGTTGCGCTTGGCTTGAAGTTGAGGTGATCCCCGCCTCTCGCATCACCACCGCCAGCAGCATGGGGTAGCCGCCTGCGGGCAGCGTCGCAGGCGTTACGGCCTGGACGCCCTCCGTGTCGCCACCGGCGATCAGCGACGCATCGCGCCGAACCCGCTCGGCGACCTCGGGCCCATGGAGCACGGTGATGATGGCGTTCGCGATGGCAAGCTGACGCCCCCTGGAGTTGGTGGGATCGGGCGTCAGGTCGCCGAGTCCCACCCCGAGCACCAGCCTCGCGTAGACCCGGTGGAGGTGATCCGGCAGGGCCTGGAGCTTCTGGAAGGCGGTGAATGGATCCTCCGCCAGGCCCACCGCATTGCCCAGGCTCTTGCTCATCTTCTGGGCGCCATCAAGCCCCGGCAAGATCGGCAGCCGCAACAGCCGCTGCGGTTCGAGGCCGCGCCGCCGCATCACATCCCTGCCCATGTTCATGTTGAACAGCTGATCACTGCCGCCGATCTCTATGTCTGCGTTGATGTAAAACGAGTCGTAACCTTGCAGCAGAGGATAGATGAACTCGTGCAATGAGATCGGAGCGCCAGTTCTCTGCCGCGTGCTGAAATCATCCTTGGCCAGCATCTGATTGACGGTGGCATCGGAGGCCAGTCGGATGATGTCCGACAGATCCAGCCGCCTCAACCATTGACTGTTGTTCCACACCTCGCCGCGCCGATCGTAATCCGACAGGCTCGGCACCGGCTCGCAGCCTTCGCGCCATGGATCCGGTTGCGTGAAGTTGAGCAGCGCCTGGCTGGGTTCCTTGTCCTGTCCCAGCTGCGCCAGGATCTGCTGCGTGTTGGATTCCGCCTCTGCAGCGCTCAGCCGCGGCCTGGTGGCGTTCCGGCCTGTCGGGTCGCCGATCTGGGCCGTGAAGTCGCCCATGACCAGCACAGCAACGTGCCCCCGGTCCTGCAGCTCCCGCAACGCTCGCAACGGGACCAGGTGGCCGAGGTGCAGATCGGGGCTGGTCGGGTCGATGCCGAACTTCACCCGCAGCCGGCGGCCCGCAGCCTCGGCTTCCAGGATGAAGGCCTCCAGGCCTGTGGGGTCATCGAGGACGTGGCTCAGGAATCGAAGGGTCATGGGTTGATCGTGGGGTTGGTGGTTGTCGAGGGAGCGGGCTGCAGGCGATAGCGACCACCCCCAGCCCGGAACTGCAGTAGCCCGGCGGCTGCGATGCGCCCGAGGCGCCGCGACACGGAGGACTGAGAGCAGGCCCAGAGCTCCTGCAGGTGGGTGGTGCGGACCTGGCCCTGGTCATCGGCGAGGCTCGTCACCTCCGCCCAGTCGAGCAGCGTGGCATCGGGCACCAGGCGGCGCCGGGCCAGAAGGTCGACGACGGTGGGAGGGGTGAGGGTCACTCGCCCCCCTCCACGATCCGCCGCAGCGTCCCCAGGGCCGCGGCGTTGGTGCCATCGCTCCGGAGCTGATGGCTGACCAGCTGGATCGCCAGCAGCACCCGTTCCCGCTCCTGTTGCACACCCGTGGCGATCAGCGCAGCCCGATCGGCCTCGACCCGGGTCGCTGCATCGCGGTAGACATCCTCGATGGCCCCGGCGGCGTCGGTGGCCAGTTGCTCCGATGTGGCCAGCTCGGCATCGAGCTGATCGAGCAGCCGCCTGATCCTGTCCGATGTGGCGCTCACTTCGCCTCCTGCAGCACCGACACCCACACCCGGCCCATGGCCAGCAACGGCAGCACCCGATCCCGAATGTCTTGGTTGTGCATCCGGATGCAGCCGAGGGTGGCGTGCAGTGGCTGCCGTGGCGCCCAGGCCCCCGGCCAGCCGCAGGCTGACCCGCCGCCGTGGATCATGATCCCGTCGCGGTAGGGCCGGCTGGTGGGGCCCTCCTGGCCCTCCTGGCCCTCCAGATCGATCGAGTACCAGCCATAGGCGCGGCGGTCGGGCGTGAATCGAAGGGTTGGGTCTTGGTCGTAGTCGCGGTAGACCTTGCCGCAGAGGTAGAGGCCCGGCGGTGTGTCCGATCCGGTCTGCTCCCATTCCGCTTCCTTGCCCTGGCCCCGCGCCAGGCACGGGACACGCCACAGCCGACGGCCGTCATGGCTGTAGGCGGTGCAGGTCTCGTTGACATCGTTGACGATCAGGTGGTGATCGCCCGGCCTAAGGTCCGGCCGCTTCTTCGGGCCGACCATGCCGGCTGGCCACACCGGGACCCCAGCGGCGGCAGCAGGAGGCGCAGCAGGGGCCGCTGGGGCCGGGGGCACCTGCCCCGCCATCGGTTTGGCCCACAACGCCCCCTCCGCCTTCCGGCGCCGCTTCAGGCCGGCCTCTGCAGGGCTGCCAGGGTTGACGTAGAGCATCAGCGCCGCGGGCACCTCTGCCCATCGGGCGTCCCGAACCCGGGCCGTGATCGAGCTGAACCCCTCGCCGCCGAACCAGGCCGGGCCCACGTTGTAGGTGAATGACACCAGGGCGGCCCGCTGATTCGCGTTCAGCGCGTCCCAGCCCGGCACCTTCCTGGCCAGGGCCAGGCCGTCAACCCACACCCGGCAGGCCAGCATGGCATCAGCCAGCTCCTGGCTGATCGTGTCGCCCTTGCGAACCGGGGTGCCGTCGTAGTAGGTGGTGGTGCCCCACCCGATCGTCCACGGAGCGCCGCCGGTACCGGGGTCGGGGTACGCCTCCAGCCGGCAGCCCTCAAACTCTTTGATCAGGACCAGGGCCGGCACCAGCCAGGCGGGGTCAGGGGTGGTCATAGGGGCCATTCGGAGATCAGTCGCCAGCCTGCCGCCTGAAGCTTCGCGACCTCAGCGGCAACCCGGTCAGGGTCGGGCTCAACATCAACCACCAGCGGGCTGCCGTCCCACGAATCGGGCGGCTCCAGCGGCTCCTCACAGATCAGGCGGATGATGCCGATCATCGAGTCAGCCCCTGGCGCATGACCCACTCCGTTGCGGCCTTCTGTGCGTACCAGCTCCGCAACAGCAGCTTCGCCATGGCGCGGAGGGTTTCGATGTCCTCCAGCTCGTCGAGCAGGCGCCCGTGACGCTCGAGCTCAAAGCGCTGGGCCATGGAGAGCTCCATGCCGGTGGGTTGGGTCTCTTCCATGCCAAGCAGAATAGCTATGCCTATTGCCATGGGCAAGGGCTGGAGCCGGACCCGGCGTGCGGGCCCCAGGGCAGCGGGAAACCTGAGGCAGGATCCCCGATGCCATGGCCCGAGCCCGCCGCAGTTACGCCCGTGATTCGCGGGGGCGGTTTGCCTCCACCCCTGGGGGCCCCGCTCGCGCCGCCTCGGGGCTGCCGAAGCGCCAGGCCCGCAAGATGGGCACCCCTCCCCCGCGCCGCCGCGGTCTGGTGACGCAACGGGCCGCTGTGCGCCGATCGGCCGCCAAACTGAAGGGCCTCGATGTGTCCGGCTCCTACTCCGGCGCGATGAAGCAGCGAGGGCAGCGGGCCGCTGTCACCAGGGCTGCCAACCGGCTGCAGGCGGCGCAGCAGAGCGGCCGGCGGCGGCTGCAGGCTGGCGCTCGGCAGGGCGTGGTCAGGCCCGGCAAGGGCCCCCGCGTGATGAATCCCGAGGTGATGCCCCGCGACCGCGTGCCGGCGTCCCAGCGACCCGGATCAATGACCAGCACCCTGCGGGGCCTGATGCGCGGCCTGGCTCAGGCCGATGCACGACGCATCCGGGAGGTGGAGGGCATCACCGGCCAGCGGGTCACCATGCCGAGCACGCCCTCGGGTGCCGGGGCCAGGGTTCGCGCCACCGCCAAGGGCGGGAAGGTGGCCGACACCATGAGAGCGGGCCTGCGGGAGTTGGCGCAGTCCGACGCAAGGACGATTCGCGAGATGGAAAACATCATCCGCGGCGATACCCCGAAGGTGGCCGGCGCCAAGGGCGGGAAAGCGCTTCGAGGGGACAAGAAGGCGTTGCCGGCTCGAAAGGCAGCCAAGTCCACTCGCCGCCGCCGTCGCTGACCATGCCCCTCCCCACCACCACCCTCGCCCTCTTCGACCTCCTGGCGGCCGACACCGTGCTGACGCCGCTGCTGGGCGTGCATCAGCTCAAGACCGGGACCACTCGCCCGGCCCTGGCTCACTTCTTCCCGCGGGAGACGATCGAACCGGACACCAGGCCCGCCGGGGTCGAGGTGGTGGTCTGGCGCGGCCCGGCCGGCACGGCAGCGATGCCATGCCAGACCGGTGAGATCGACCTGCGGCCGACGTTCCGCCTGTCCGTCGTCCAGTGGGAACCGTTGCCAGGCGGGACCCTGAACCAGCTGGCGGTGATCAACCGCCTGCTGCAGCTCCTGCCCGGCGCCAACGCTTCCGACACCACCATCGACGGCCTCACTGCCGGCCTGCAGCAGCACACGGTCACCTGGATCTGTCCGGTGGCGGTGCTGCAGCCGGGGTGATAAGCTGGTGCTCCCGGGGCCGGAAAACACTGGCTCCGGGGCCATCTTCCTGTGGTGGTTGCGAATCTCCCAAGCCCGGAAAGTGTCAGGGATTCGCGTGGATAACTGAGAGGGGTTCCCGGTTGCCGCCGGGGGCCCTTTTCTTTTGCTCGCCCCTGACCCGCCGGGAAACCTGAAGCAGTGGCGGCGCAGCACGGGTGGCGGATCTCGAGGTAACGCTGGCCCTTCTTTTGGAGAACGAGGCCGAACTGGCGCGGGCCCTGGAAGCGGCCGGCGGCAAGGTCGGGCGGGACTTTGGCACCAAGCTCAGCGGCGAGGCCAAGAAGGCATTCGATGACCTGGTGTCCCAGGCGGAGAAGGCCGCCAAGGATGTAGGCGTTCAGTTCAACAAGCAGGATCTTCGCTTCCGGGATCAGAAAGGCAAGTTCCTGTCTGATGAGGCAATCCGCCAGCTGCAGCAGGCAAACAAGGGCTTCGATGATGCCGTTCAGGGCCTGGGCCGCCTCCGCTCAGCGCTGAACACGACCGGCAGCGAGGGCACCCGCAGCCTCAACCTGCTCGAGTCAGCGGTCGAGGGCGTCGCGATCAGCCTCACCGCCAAGCTGTCGGACGCCCTGATCAGCACCCTGGGCAAGGTCAAGGGTTTGATCGGCGGGTTCCTGGAGCTTGACGGCGAGCTGCGCCTGGCGGCAGCAGCGGCCGGCGAGGAGGGCGGCTACAAGCGCCTCGGGGCAATCGTGGACAAGGTGGGCATCGATGCCGCCGGTACCTCGAAACAGGTGGCAGAGCTGGCCACCAGCCTGGTCCGGGCTGGCTTCTCCGTGTCGGAGGTTGAGGCCGCCTTGGCCGGCGTGGTTCGCGGTGCAGAGGCCACCGGGACCGGCTTTCAGCAGTTCGGCGACATCGTGGGCAACACGCTCCGGGGTTTCGGTCTGGAGGTGGAGGAAACCGCCCGCGTCGTTGACGTGCTGGTCAATACCGCGAATAGCAGTAACGCAAGCATTGAGGGTTTAGGTTATACGTTTGAGTACACCGCGCCGATAGCAAAAGCCCTTGGGGTCAGCCTTGAGGACGTGGCCGCGGCGGCTGGTCTCATGGCCAACGCCGGCATCCAGGGCAGCGTGGCCGGCACCGGCCTGCGGACCGCCCTGCAGAAGCTCCAGCAGGCCGCAGGCGGCGCCTCGCCTGAGGTGATGGGCCTGTCCCGCGGGCAGGAGCGGCTGACCAGTGTGATGCGGAAGCTCGGGGCAACGATCATCGATGCCAACGGGAAGCTGCTGCCGATGGAACAGGTGATCCTCCGCCTCAAGGCCGGCCTGGAGAAGCTGAATCAGGCCGATCAGGTGCAGCTGGCAAACATCCTGTTCGGAGATGAAGCCGGCAGCAAGATGCTGTCCATCACCAACCAAACGACCGCCGCCATCTCCAAGATGTTCGGCGACATCAGGAACAGCACCGGCGCCACCAACACTGCCCGGGAGGCGATGGCCGGCATGGGCCTGGAGATGCAGCAGTTGCAGGGCACCATGGACAGCCTGGGCACCACCATTGGCGGCGTGGCAGCAACCGGCCTCCGACCCCTGGTGCAGCTGGCCAACGCCCTGGCCGGGGCTGTGTCGGGGATGCCGACCGAGTTGAAGGTCACGGCATCGGCCTTGATCGCCTTGGGGGCTGCAGCGGCAACCGCCAGCGTCGCAGTGGGGGCCCTCAATCTGGTGCTCGCGCAGGTCGGCGGCTGGGCGGCACTGCGGGCCTCGGTGGCCGGTGTGGCCGCTGTGTTCGTTGGGCCGTTCGCGGCTGGCCTGCTGGTGGTCGGCGGGCTTGCAGCGTCCCTGCTGGCGCTCAGTGGTCGCATGAACGAGGCCGACAAGACTTCAAAGGCGCTGGTGCAAACCCTGGCCGCGCTGGGGGCGTTCGTGCTGGTGCTGAAGGGCATCACGCTGGCCCAGATCGCCTGGAACAACGCGGCGAAGATCAGCGTGATCCTGCAGGCCACGTTGACCGCCCTGAAGTCCGCGAAGGGCATCGCGGGGATCGCCCTGGCGGTCGGTGCCGGTGCCGCCGCCTACACGGCCCTGGGCGCCGCCATGAAGAACGCTGGCCAGGACGCGGAAGAGATGAGCGACAAGGCCCGAGAGTTGCGCACCCAGATCAAAGACACGCAGGAGCAGATCCAGCAGCAGAAAGCCCTCAAGCTGGACAGCTCCCAGGCCGAGAAGCGCCTGGCCGGCCTCTACGTCGAGCTGCTGGCGATTGAACAGCCGCTTGAGGTGAAGCTGGACATCAAGCGGGCCGATGCCGAAATCAAGGGCCTGCGGGATCGGCTCAGCAAGCTGGGCGAGGAGAGTCCCGCACGGGCGCCACTGCAGGCCTCGATCGATGGACTGATCGAGTACAAGCGCCTGCTGCAGTCGATCGAATCCGGCCGCGGCCTGGAGCGCTTCAGCGCACCGGTGCAGGATACGGTTAAGTATGTCGAGCAACTTAAAAGCGAGATCATACAGCTAACACGTCAGAAAAACGAGCTACCACTTACCGCAACAGCAAAGCGGGAGCAGATCGACAGAGAGATCAGCGAGGCGCAGCAGCACATAGAGAAAAACATGCTGTGGATTCGCCTGGAGCTTGATGCCGAATCAGTGAGCAACGCCCTGTCCCAGGTCAAGGACAAGCTCAGGACCGCGCAAGGTGAAGAACGGCTGAGACTGCTGAAGCAGGAGGAGCGCCTGGAGCTGCAGCGGGCTGGGATCCTGCAGCGGGGGATCAACCTGAACAGGGAGATCGCAAGCATTGGCCGGGAGCAGCTGCGGCCAGTTGAGAAGAAAAAGCAAACAGAAGAAGAACGCCTGAAGATTGCAAGGAATCAACTTGAGCTACAACAGCAAGAGCGCAGTAATACGCAGCAATCGCTAACAAATGACTCTAAGCGGCTTCAGTTTGTTCAGCGACTTGCGGATGCCTATAGCGACCTGCTGAGGTCACAGTCTGATCTTGTGGCTAGCCAGTTTTCCCTAGAATCAAACCGCAACTCCAGGGCGACAACCCAGGCTGAGCGGCGACTTGAAAGGCTGAAGAGGGAATGGGAGGGATGGCGAGACTTTGAGCCGAGAAGTCCATTTGAGGCGCGAATCAAGGGCGAAGCAATGCAGGGCATAGAGAGGCAGGCGGCAGCAACAGAAAGAGAGATAGTAAGACTCAAGGAAAGAGCCAGGGAAATAGAGTATGAAGCGCTGCGGGCAAACATAGAAAATACAGCGGTTCGCTTTGATGCCGAGCGAAAAATCCTTGACATCAAGCAAGCGGCGGCAAGGCTTGAGCAGCAAGGCGCGGAAAACGCAGCTGAGCAAAATGTTTTACAGCAAAGACAAAGGCTTTTAGAGTTACAGCAAAAGGCAAGGGATCCCCAGGCAACACCAGAAGACAGGGAGGCGATAGCAGGGCAGATTGCGCTACAAAGAGAGTCGGTTAGGTTGTCGATAGATCAGCGAAACATGGAGATAACCAGAGGCAGGCAGTCGGAAAGGATTTATGAGTATGAAAGGGCTTCGTTGGCGGCTCAGCAAAAAACCACCTCTAACCAGTTAAGGGGCCAGGCCGCGCTACAGGGGTGGGAGGATTCACTAGACAAAAGTCTAAACAAACTTGACCAGGCAGCGGGCAAGCCGGCCCCAGGAGTGAATCAGCAAAAAGAGCTTGTTGGCGTCATTGAGGCCAACGGCAAAAAGATAGAGATATACGCAGACAAGGTGTCTGATAGCATGTCGGAGGCGATTGAAAGCACTTACGAGCTTGCAAAAGGGTTTGCCACCGCCAAGAAGCAAGCAGAGGAATTACTTGGCGTAGTCGACAGCCTCTCCAAAGCCCCTCAAGCCCGCTTCGCCGGTGGTGATGCCCAGCCGGGCCAGGACTACGTGGTCAACGAGCTGGGGCAGGAGGCCTTCCTGTCCCGTGCTGGCCGATTGAGCTTGATCACCGCCCCCAGTTACGGGCGCTGGAGCCCTCCGAGCCCCGGTGTGGTGCTGCCGGCCCACGTGACCAGCCACCTGAAGGCCCGTGGCGCTTTCGGTGGCCACCAGCTCATGCCGCAGCCGGTGATGGCCGCTGCAGCCGCTGCAGTCCGCGGCGGAGGCGCCCCCGACTTCACGCCTCTGCAGCGCTCCCTGGATCGGCTCGATGCCACCATCCGGACTCACCGGCCCACGGTTGAGGTGGCGATGCCGGGGAATGCCGGTCTGCTCCACACCCTGCAGAGCTTCCGATGACCATCACGATCGCCTACGGCGGAACGACCTTCGCGTTCCCCAACCTGCTGGAGCAGCCTCTGACGATCGAGGGCGATGCCCGCCGGGGCCGCACCTACCGATCCTGGTCAGTGGCCGGCATCGTCAGCCGGGCAGAGGCCGCCACCTTCGTGGGCCTCTACGAGGCCTGGCGAGCGGTGAAGTTCCTTGAGGACGACCCGGCTCGCACCGGTGTGGTCGGCGCCACGGTGTCCCTGTCCGGGAGCTCCCCGGGCTTCACGTGGACCACTCCGGTCCCGTGTTGGTTCGCGGCGGCCCCCGCGGTCCCGATGGCCGGTGCCTTCATCCGCCTGTCCGCCACCCTGGAGGATGCCGCCGGGGCCCTGGCTGTGCGCCTGCGCGAGGGGGAGGAAGAGGCCGAGCAGACCGCTCAGCTGGGCCTCGGCACGCTGACCCTGGGGGGTGCTGTGATCACCCTCACCGCCCGCCCTGATGGCCTCACCGACCTTCCATCGGTGGCGCTGACCCCGGCCGGACGCCATGTGATCACCGGGGCGCTGGGGACCACGCAGACCCGGCAGGTTGCCGGCTACGTCTCGGCCGCGCACCTGCCGGCCCTGGAGGCCTGGGTCACCGCCACCGTGGCCGCAACGCCCGCCACTGGCGACTGGTTCCCGTCCAGCTGGAGTGAGCCGGTCGCCCGCCGCCGGGCCGATGGCGGCACCATGGGCCTGTTCTATGACGTGGCGTTCAGCCTCACCCGGATCCGCTGATGGCGATCGATTCCCGCTGCTACGGCTGGTGCAGCCTCGGGCCCCTGGCGGAGGGGCAGGCCGCTTCGATCGCTGAGAGTCACGTTCCTGGCACGGGCGTCATCACCTACCGCGGCACGATCAACCTGGCCGGCATCTACCGGCCCGCGCCTGGCACCGTCGTCCACCTGGCCTACGGCGATGGCCAGAACTGGATCGCCCGGCTGCCGGTGCGGCTGCGGGTGCTGTCGAGCTTCGCCAATCCGCTCAGCGGCGCCCGGACCACGGCGGTTTCAGTGGGCTGCGACCTGGCCTATTTCGAGGATCGCAAGCAGCCGCCTACAGGGTATGCAGAAAAAGACCTGAATCCAGGGATCAGCGACACCATCCGCGAGCTGGTGACCCCTCCGATCGAGGCCGCGGTGCTGGTGGCCAGAATCCTGAGCGATCTGGGCCTGACGGCCGCCGGATCGATCCCGCTGGTCAACAAGATGAGCCGCAACAGCTTCGACATGAGCGGCGGCTTTGTGGCCGAACTGGGCAAGCTGTGCCAATCCGAGGGCTATGCGGTGCGCATGAACCCGGCCGGCCTGGTCGAGTTCATCAACAAGGCGCCAGGGATCGGCCGCAGTGCGCTGATCACCGAAGAGGACCTGATCGACCTGAACCCGATCAACACTGGCGACCTGCCAGGCGATTCGGTCTACAGCCGTTACACATTGAGCAGTCTGAAGCTACCGACCACAGAGCAGGATGAGGACGAGAACGAGCGGAAAAAGCGCAACTGGGAGAGGGAGGAATCGACAAGCCCGGTCAATCTGTATATTCATAACTGGACAGCCTATCAAAGGGTTGTCGTTGGAGAGGAGCAAAAGCGAGACGCCTATGGGAATCCTATGTATATCCCGGATTGGGTTGTATACAGAAATAGCGTGCCCGTAGCCTGGAGCGACACTGGAACACCCGTGATGATACCCAAATACGAGGTTAGAGGCTATGAAATGGAAGACAAGATAAGCTACATCAACCATAGCGTCACTATCAGCACATACGATGAAACCTTCGACGTGGTAACAAAGCGAGTGGCCACAAGTGAGGGCCTATGGGGAACGCAAACCACCATTACAACTTTCGAGTACGTCTACAACAAGGACACTGACAACAGGCCCGACCGTCCAACCGGCACAGGATCGGCGTCCTATGGGCCCAATATCGGCAATGAATTGGTCAAAGAGACGACCATCGAATACTCACCCATTGGCCCGGTATTTACATCGATGGGGTTGCAGGCGTCATTTTGGGACATCCCCCGCTACCAATATGTGTCGAGCAAGCGAGAAGTGCTTTACGAAAGGGACGAAAAACAGGGCATCACCAAGACCCGAACCAGGAACACCGTCCCGCTTCACATGACCGTAGATGGCGCCGAAACGCTGAATCGAGAGCGGCAGGGCCGGCAGCCGTGGGACAGCGTGGACGATCTGGTTGCGATGGCAAAGAGGCTCGTCTACGAGGGTGAAGAGGTGCGGATCAGCATCACCCGCGAATACGGCACACAGAAGCGCCCCCCGCGGGCCGATCGCACCAAGCTGGCCAACATGACGGCCCCGGAACTGGAGCAGACCGAGGTGATCTCCTTCGTCTCGGGTTCGGCCGCATCGCAGACCGCGATCGAGCTGACCCCGCCCTACCACTCCAGCCCCTCGATCAGCAAGGTGGGCGCCACCTGGACCCTCGACAACGGCAACGCCGGCCAGATGGTCCGCCACTACGCCCAGACCGAAAACCGGCTGTTGCTGGGCCACCGCAATGGCGTCGGGATCCAGGTACTGCCCGAAAACCTGCCGCCGGCCCCGATGGGGCTGATCTACATCCGCCTGAACGGCTGCACCGCCGCCTACCGGATCAGCGGGACCACCTGGAACATCGGCACGGATGGAGCGGTGGCAACCACCGACGCGATCCTCTGGGGTGCGGTCGATGGCGTCGCCGCCGACGCCTGGTTCCCCCTGCCGCCGGGCATCACCACCCTGCCGTCACCGCTTGCCGTGACCGTCAACGCCAACCCGGTGCCGGCCAATGCCATGGCAATCCCGAGCGGCTTCGACCCGGGCAATCCCGACCTTGGGGCCCTGTTCGCGGCCCTGCCGACCGCAGCGGCGCCAGTGTTCGCCAAGACCATCGAGCCGGGCGTCTACCTGAAGCCCTGGCACGAAACCATCACCGTCACCGCTGCGACCGGCTGCGCGGCCTTGGTGACGACACAGCCCTGGATCATCCAACCGCCGACAGAACTCAAGGCCGGCAGCGGGACGGGGGCCACCGGTACGTACCTGCGGTTCTCCAACCTGTTCGCCGCCAGCGGTTCCGGCGCCATCGCCACCGGCCTGCGGTTCTCCAACCTGTTCGCCGCCAGCGGTTCCGGTGCCACGATCGAGGACCTGGGGGCCGTGGTCAATCTCATGGCCGGCAGTGGCAGTGGCGTGGCAGCAGAACGGCGCCTCCTGGTCATGGCTGGCACCGGCACCGGCGCCATCGCCAACCTCACAGCCGCGGCGGATCCGTTCTTCAGCCAGGTGCAGCTGCTGATCCACGGCAATGGCGCAAACGGCGGCCAGTCATTTGTTGATTCGTCCAGCTTCGCTCGTCCGATCACGGTGGTTGGCCAGACCAACACCAGCACCGCGCAGTTCGTCTTCAACGGATCGAGCATCTACTTCGATGGCACTGGCGACCGCCTCAGCTTCCCGGTTATCACGATCGCCGCGAACCAGGATGCTTGCCTTGATGCCTGGGTCAGGCCGGCCAGTGTTGACAGCATGGGCATCTTTGGAGACTTCTTGTCAAGCAACAACATGCAGGCAATGGGAATCTTGACCGGTCGCTTGTATTGCTACTGGCAGGGGCCAGACGTGGTGTCATCTCCGGTTGGCAGCGTTGTGGCCAATACCCCTTACTGGTTCAGGATAACCAGGGCGAGCAATATCATCCGCTTGTTTATCAATGGCTCCCTGGTCGCTACCTCTCCCAACCCGAACCCCAGCGCCATCACGATCAGGGATATCGGCTACACGATCTTCCGCGGCGACTACTCCGGCTTCTCCGCTGAGTGTCGGATCACCGTTGGCGCCGCCCGCAGCATCACCGACTACACGCTTCCTACTGGCCCGTGGCAGGACTTCTGATCAGCACAGACCGGGAAAGCTGAGGCAAAAGCCAAGGGGTTTCCATGCCTGCGATGATCCAGACCCCTTATCAGGACGGTCTGACCTTCACCAGCCAGTTCGCCGGAAAGAAGGCCCGCCTCTGCCTGGCGCTCAACACTTCCGGCCTCACGGATGCGGCCACCACGGCGCAGTGGGACGCGGTGGAGCTGAGCGGCAACGGCTACGCCCGCTACATCTGGACGGTCCCGGCCGGCGCCTACAACAGCACCACGCTGCGGTTCGAGGCCGCGGCGCAGCTGTGCCAGTTCCAAGCCAGCTCTGGCGGCGCAGGCCTGACCTGGAACACCGCCTATCTGGTCTTTGGCACCGAAACCGGGGGCGTCACCACCTGGCAGACGGGCGTGAGCTTCATCCTGGTTGAGAGCCCCAACATCACTCTGGCCCCCGGTGAGCCAAGGGGGTACAACGTCCAGATCCTGGCCGATGGCCTGACGGTCACCAGCTGATGACCAGTAGCCGCGTCAATCTGCGGGTGCCGCCGCGGCTGATCGAATCGGCCAGGGCAGCGCAGTACGCCAACCGAGAGACCTTCGGCGCCAGGAAGGCCCTGGATCGCATGGCCAAGGAGGTCGACCGCCGCGTCGAAGCCGAGCAGCGGGACGCGCCGGGCCGTGATCCGCAGCGGGGCGGACTGCTCGACTTTGAGAAGCGACGGATCCCGCGGCCGAAGCTGCGGAATCGGTGGCGGCCGGTGGTTGACGTGGGGACAGGGTGGCTTATCGATGACCAGTCATCTCCGGGACTGGGGCGGGTGCTGACCGACTCGACCTCAAGCACAAACAGGCCTGGAGTGATCGCGCAATGGGGCGTGGCAATGCTTGGTGCCAGGGCGATCCCGCTGACCTTCCGAAGCTATAGCAATAGCTACAGCCAAAAATGGAACCTATACATAGGCTCGGGAGACGGTAGCAAATGGCTGACCGTACCGCTGCAGGCCACGGAATATGAAGAGTACAACGAGTCCTTTGTCAGAATAGAGCAAAACGAAGGCTCATTCTTCTTTGGCTATGACGACGGCAGTTGGAGTACGGCGGTTACAGCACCTTGTCTGGAATGGTGGTATGTCCCACTGGGAGGCAAAAGAACCGTTTTCCTGTTGACCCTGAGCCAAAAAAGCGGAGCGGCCAATGGCACGTCTACATGGTCTGGCGGTTATTTTGATGGCAGCCCGGTCTACACATCTTCGGAAACATCAAGCACCCAAGACCTTCAGTCAGTGGCTTGTGTCATAAGCGAAACAGATGTGACGACAATCAGCCTGCCGCAAGCGCCAGGTTTCATTCGCGGGAAGGAGCCACTACCAGTCGAAAGCAATCGCGCCCCTCTTGATCCAGTTGCCTATAAATCCGTCTACTTGATTCAACAAAAAAGCCCATTCGACGGCTTCTCGTCAATCGGCGCCTCGTTCAATGCCTGCACCTCAGCGGTCTACGACCAGATCATGCGCTACCCAGATGATCAGATGACGCCCGCCCAGGCCAATGATCTCTACCGCAGCTTCAGTGGTGGCGACATTCCGGTGCTGGGATACGAAAGGACATCAACTGGCAGCCCCAACCCAGCAACAGAGGCCGGCACTTTCGGCGAGATCATCGGCGCCACCGTGCTGGGCGCCCCTGGCTCGGGTGTGCTGGATCGCACGCTGGAGCGCAGGCCCTCCATCGGCGCCCAGGCTCCCGTGCCCTACTCCCCATACGAGTTGACCACCTACGACTACCACGGCGGCTCGTACTGCCGTGACCGCCTTGCTGACCTCGGGCTGACCCTGTGAACACCGTCCCCCCCCGCGACCTGGCTCCGCTGAGCACCACCGCCCAGCTGGTGGCCCTGGCCAACCGGCAACGCCTGCTGCAGCGACAGGGCGAGCAGCGGGTGCAGGATCGCGCCTACCGCGATGTGATGCGACGCCTCACCGAAAGCGGGAAGCTGCGCTGAGCTGACCGGACCGGGAAAGCTGTAGGGCAACTTGCACCGGATGCGCGATGCACCGGCACCGCATGAAGACCACCTTCCTCGATCGGCTCCTTGGAACTGCCGACGAATGGCTGCGACCTTTCGCCTCCGTGACCCCTGACCCCGCCGGCGAGGAATCCGGGGGTGGTGGCGACGGCCTGGGCGACGACGACGACGGCGAGATCGACGCCTCTGTGGGCGA